CCCTCGGGAAGGTTGTTCTCGTCCATCTTCTGCGCTGCAGAGAACAGCGCAGTGGCCAGCTGGGCGCCAGTGATTGCAGACTTAGAAGCTGCAACGATCTTGATGCGAGTACCACCGGGCAGGTCGGTGTTGAAATGGGTCGCAGTACGAGCGGCTTTGGCGATCTGAGCCGCCACGTTCTTATCAAACGTGTAAGCCAGAGCGTTACCCATCTCAGTGGTGTACTGAGAGCGGACGTCGTAGTGGTTCTTGGCTTCATCAATGTCTGCGATGAAAGCCTGCGACACCAGCTTGTCATCGATCTTGATGACAGCTTCTGCGTGCTTCACCTGGTTGCCCACCAGCATGGTGCCGGGGGTGTGATAGGCAGCACTGTTGAGGCCGATGATCGGGAAGGATGCCGATTTGCCGGAAGAAATAGTGCGGACCTTATGCAGGCCCTCAAACACTGTTGCCTTACGGAAAGCGGTCAGCACTTCGCCGCCGTAGACCTGGAGGAACAGAGCGTTATCGCCTGCCCAGGTGCCACCACCGGCATTGTTGACTAGGCCAAGACGCGAAGCGTCAAAATTAGGGGCAGCCATTGCTGTACTCCTAGAAGAATTGGGTTGTTACCCGACTCCTTCTCCCTTTCACTCTGGGTGTCCTCCGCAGAGGGCCGTCGCTTCCGTGAGCGGGTCTAGGTATTGGAAGTGTAGACACATGGCAAGGCAACAAAAAGGCCCCGTTGCCGGGGCCAGCTGTCCTCTTCATGTTCCGCTCGATCAGAAGATAGAGGAGCGGGCCAGCTTCTCTTCAATCTTCCGTCTATATGCAGGATCGGCCGCGTAACGGGGATCCTTCATGGCTTCAACCAGCTGAGCGGTGGACTCAAACTTGTCAGTGCTGGCCTTGGGCGCCCGACCGCCAATGAGCTTGGGTTCGACGCCAGCCTTGGAGGTGTACTTGGCGTAAAGGCCAGACACTGCCATGCGAACAGCAGCCATGGTGCTGTTGCCGGTGACGATCTCGTTGAAGCCCTTGATCTCCTCTTCACTGAGGTTCTCGGCGGCCCACTCCAGCATGTCGCTGTAGCCCTTGTCGCCGCCGTACTCCTGCTTGAGGGCAGTGATTTCCTTGACCGTCAGGGCTGTGTCCTGAGCAGCCTTGTACTGGAGGCCCGAGAGGTAGGCATCGACCATGTCCCGGGTGAAACCAGCCTCCTCAAGCTGGCTGTAATCGTCGTCTGCCAGCTGGCCAGTCTCCTGCCAGCGGGTGTTCATGGCATTGAAGTCGATCTCAGCTTCTTCAAGGCGTGAGCCGATGAAGTCGCCGTAGATCTCCTTGGCATCGGCGGACTGAGGCTTCTCCTCCTCGGAGTCATCGGCTTCTGCAGCCTCTTCCTCAGTCTCTTCGACCTGACCGCGCTGGCTCAGCTTGCGCTGTGCTTCTTGGTAGGCCTTTTCCAAGTCCTCGACGGACTTGTACTTGCCGGCCAGGAGCTGTTGCTCCTCGGTTGCAGTGGGATCGCCTTCCGATTGGAGGGCTTCCAGCATCTGTTCGTTTTCAGGCGACAGAGCGGGGGACTCTGTGCCCGCAAAAGTGACGGGTTCTGGCATGTGGTGAGTTACTTGATGGTGATAGAGCCGTCATCGTCGATGACGACAACGGGTGCAGGGCCAGGTTCTGCCATCGGCTTGGATTCAACCTTGCCGATCACGATGTCTTCAGAAGGGCCGTACTGCTCGACGTCAGCCGGTGGGCCCTGAAGGGATACCGGGTTCTGACTGGGGTCGCTTCCGACTGGGAACTGCGGGCCATAGGGGGCTCCTGGTTGGGTGTAATTGGCGGCCACCTGCCCCAAGGCTGGGGACTTGAGGCCGGTCATCAGCAATTCACGCTGCAGATCTTGCTGACGCAAGTCCTGAGCCTGTTGATCCTCCTGATCAAGTTGCTCAGGAGTCTTCACCAAGTTAGTGGTGTCAATAGATTCAGCTGCCGCCAGGCGACGAAGGGCCTCATCGAGGTTCAGATACTTCTGAGCAATGTCTGGGCCAAGGGTTTGGGTGGCAGTGGTGATGAACTGCACCAACTTGTTGCGATCATCGCCGCGGCCGATGGCTTCCAGGCCAGTAACGGGCTTGGGACTGACCAATGCTTGACCGTTTTGGCCCTTGGGGAAGGGAGATAGCTTGCGTTGACGGCGCAAGATGTGCATCAAACGCCGCACAAGAGGCAGCTGTAGCTCTTGAGTAAGGATGGAATACAGGCCGCCGATGCCAGCTTCCAGCTCCTGCGACATGTAACGGATCTCTTCCGCAGTCACGCGTTCACCAGGACGCTGGATGGCGGTGTTCAGCAAGAAAGCGAACTGCAGGCGACCTTCAATGCGGTCGATTGTGTTCTGCGCAATCCCCAGATCCTGCGATTTCTGGCTCTGAATGACGGAGACGTCGTTGGCATTGCCCTGGACGATGGCGCCATTGGGTGCATTGGCCAGGGTACGGGGCCTGGTGGTGCCGTTGGGGTTGACCAGGAAGAGGATTTTGGCAGCTGCCGCAGCACCTTCCAGCACTGATTGGTACAGCGACTCAAGGGCCAACAGGTCGCCGTAGTACTCCTCGATGTAGGAGCGGCCGTACTCTTCGCCGTCTACCCGGTTAAAGCGAAGGGGGATGAATGGCGACACTTCGGCGTCGCACATGCCATGGGAGCCAGGGATCTCCTTATTGCGGGCCTCCTGCCACCAATGGCACTTGCCCTCTTCAAACTCAACGCGGGTGTAGATCTTGACCGTCTTGGATCCACTGCGGCCGGTGCCGTACTCAGCGGAGTCCTCATCGGGATCCAGCTCTTCGTAGAGGCCAGGCGGCAGAGCGTCGGGGTAAACCTCTTCCTCGATGATGATCTCCGTCAGGTTCCCCATGGGATCCCGACAGGCGACGAATTGGTTGAAGTGGATGACGCGCAGGCCCTGCTCACCGATGTAGAGCAGGACATTGCCGCCCACCAGCAGGTGCTTGAAGGCTTCGTGCATGGCAGCGCGACCACCTGCCGTCTCAAAGACGGACATGACGGCACGCTCCACCTGGACGAGAGCAGTGTCCAGTTCGGTCTTGATCTCAGGCCCGGCTTCTGCGACACGCAGGGCTAGGTCGTCGATCTCCAGCTTGAAGAAGCTGGAGTTGGGAGGGAACAGGCTGATCAGCAGCTTGCTGGCCAGGTAATTCACGCCCCTGGCGCCCAGGGATTGATAGGGCGTCTTGAGCCTGCCGCGGTCAGTACCGCCGGCATCAGGGATCAGGCCCGGGATGGTGACCTTGGAGCAGTCCCTGGCACGGTCCAGGAAGGAGTCCCGATTCCCGACCAGCTGCTGATAGCGGGCAGCAGCCGTGCCCAGCTCTTCTTCGTTGTACGGCTGACGTTGACGGTCAACGCTGCCGGTCAGGTTCAGGTCCACTTGTTTAGACAGCAGGGATGCCTAGGCCGCCAGCACCGCCGGCAACAGTTGGAATATCAGTCCGCAGACGACGACGACCAACACCAGCACGGATGGGGATCGCCATATCTGCCGCGGCACCAGCGGCACCAGCGGCACCAGCGGCACCAGCAGCGGTAGGGGAAAGTTCGATGGCGGAAGCTGCGGCAGTAGCAACAGGCTCAGGGGCCGGGGGTGGAGCAGCAGCAGCGATGGCCTTCTGCTCGGTTATCTGCTGACGCTGCAGGGCCATCTGTTGTTCAAATTGCTGGCGCTGCAGATCCATCTGCTCACGGGCCAGCTTCTCCTGGCGCTTAGCAGCCTTCTTGGCGTCTTTACTGCCCTTGCTGCCACCACCACCGCACATAGGTCAAAGCTCCTCTTGTTGCTCAAGATAAACGGCTCGCAACATGCGAACCACCGACCGTGACCCGACATACATCCAGATCTCCCTATCGGAAGCGTTGATGTCAGGACACTTTTCGGGGATGACTTCTTCCAGTCGATTGATCAGGGCCTCATCGATGGGAGGCCATGCCATGTCGTCTGTCGTCACTTGTTCTTCTTGGCAGTCTTGGCGGAATCCTTGAATGCCTTAGCGGTAGGTGCGCCCTTCTCGCCAGGTTGGCGCATGCGTTCACCGGAGCCTGCCTTTATCCGTTCCCGCTTGCGGTGGATGTTGATGTAAAGGCCATCGCGGGGGCTTGGCATGGCGTGCGCCTCAGTAATCCCAGCGTATCCGTGGGCGACCAGGGCGGATACCAACGTGGATAAAGCCCTTCGGTGCGCCATAGCCCAGGGAGTAGGGCCATGCCCCATCAGCCCAGCTCTGCAGCTCCTTGACCGACATGCCGTCCAGATAGAAGTCAATGGCTCCGGTGTCCGGTGCGTCGTATAGGTGCTCGGAGCGGGTGGACCCACCGACCTGGGCGTTGATCTTGGAAGGCCGGTAGCCGGATGTGATGATGACCGGCCGGTTGAAACGGTCCCTGGCCTTTTGAGCGAACTGGCAGAGCAGCATCGCCGTGTTGCATTGGTGCTGAGCGGTAAAACGACGCGCCTCCGACTGCAAGGTCAGCTCCCCGTAGGTGATGTTGGGGGTGATCTGGAGGGAGAAGGGGGACTGTGGCTGGAAATTGGAGGCCTTGATGGCCGGATCAGCGCGATACAGCTCCGCGAAGTCCTTCAGTTGTTGCGGCGTCAGGGTTTCTTGGAGGGCGTTCCATGCAGCCAGCTGATGGCTGAGCCCCTTGAAGTGGCGAGCGGCATCAACGAGACGAATTAGCGCCATTGCTCAAGGGATCTTTAGGGAAAATCTGGACGTTCTTGACCGGGAATGGCAACTGTTCCCATACATCGCAGTCCATGGCCAGCTCCCACGCCATGTCTTCTGATGCTGCGACGACGACGGTCTGGAAAGAACCAGTGATGCGTTGACCGTCAGGGCCCAGGAAGGCGCCAGGAAGTCTGATGACCCAGGCCCGTGGCCTAATTGGTGGGTCGAGCAGGGATCCAGCTTCCTTTGCCATTGGCTTTGGGGAGGTCCGCCAGAGCAATCCCAAGAAAACGCGCATCAAGAGCGCCATCGAGATTTCCCATAAAGGCTTCCAATTCCAGATCCCAAAGTTCAGATTTCCTTTCTGCGATGGCACGGTCTTCGTCAATGGCGAGGGATTCATTCCAGTACTGAATGGCACCGGCGACTGCATCAAGACGGTCATCGTGCTGAAGACAGTTCTTGTCGACGGTGATGTGAGTCAGCTGGTGGAACAGCTGATAGCTGAGCTTGACTTCAGCGGAGTCATCATCACGGCCGCGGCTGTCGTTTTCAACGACGGAGCGGTTGACGACCAGGCGGTGTTGGTTCAGGACCGGCTCCAGGGCGGCAATGATCCGCCGCTCCTTCTGGATGTTCGACCTGACGGGTTCAATGGTGCAGGGGTGCTGCAGCTGTAGGTGCGGCTTGAGCAATGCCTCCAGCATCCCCTGGCCGAACTGGTCCTCCAGGAGGATGAGATTGACCTTATGGCGTTTGGCCGCGGCTGCTAGGCCTTCCAGGACCGGATCGGTGTAGCCCTGACGGAAGGCACCGACTTCCAGGAGGAACAGGTTGCCGTTGAGGTGAGCGACGACGGCGTAGGCGGTCTCGTCAGCACCACGGCCAGAGGGGTCAATGAACATGACGCAGCCCTGGAATGGCACCCAATCGCCATGGATGAAGGCTGGGCGGTGGTAGTAGTCCCCGGAGAAGCCAACAGCTGGCAGGTCCGTGATGCGGTACTCAGCACCAGACGACCACACCAGCTTTTCGGGGGCATGGTCGCTGACTTCCATGACCATCAGGTCCGACAGGCGCAGCGGGAACCGCTCCAGGTCGGAGAGGCTGGTATCCAGTTGGAACTGCAGGGCAAAAGCAGAGCGGCCGTAGCTGACTTCCCGCTCAAGCAGGTCCATTTCAGAGAAACGACCGGGGTCTACGGGCTTCCCTTTCAGCTCAATGCAGCCTTCTTGGACGACAGGGGCCAGTAAATCGCCGTACTTCTCTGGCTTCTCGGGGTAGCGGGCAGGCCAGATGCGTGATGAGAAGCCCTTGTGGAGCAGCTTGTTGTAGATGGACTCCTCGGTTTGCGGCGTACCGAGGTACATCACCTCACCACCTGGCTTAAGGATGGCGTTGTATTCACCGACTGCAGTCAGCAGCTTCTCCCGCATGGAGACTGACCACGACGTCGTCGGTGTTTCGATGTCATCCGGGATGATCAGGTCCGCACGGGAGCCAGTGATCTGACCAAAGATGCCAACGGACTTCACCGATGGACTCTTATCTGGCTTGGCAGGTCGTACATCGAAGGCATGAACGGCAGAACGCTGCTCCTCCCGTTGTGGTTCCAGGCAATGCAGGATCTGCATATCCCGGATCAGCTGTAGACAGAAGGTGGTGAAGTTCTTGGCTTCTGCTCCGGAGGCAGAGTTGACCATGATCTTCTGCTGTGGATCCAGCCGCAGACGCCACAGCACAAAGGCCGCGGCCATCCACGACTTACCGACACCTCGATAGCCCTGGATGATCCGACGCTTCGGGCCATGCTGCATGTAGCCAGCAATATCCAGCTGGATCGGTGTCGGGTCGGGGAGGCCTAAGTGCTTCCAGACGACACAGAGGAAGTACCTGAAGTCGGAGCAGTACGGCTCTGGAAGGTCATGCCAAATGCCCGATGGCCTTGGCATTAGGCGGCCTGCTGCTCCAGTTCAGCGGCAATGGTTTCCGCTGTGCAGGGATCGGGTGCAGGGATCTGGTAGCCGTAGAACCGCTCGTAGCCAGCATCATCGTCCATGGCAGTGCCGTAGACAATGGCGTCTTCCTGGGTGAAAGAAATAACCGTGATCATGGTGCGGTGTAGCCCTGGGCGTTGACGTAGACCTGAGAGCCACCAGAGGGGACGCCAAAGTTAAGCGCCGCGTTGGCGGATGTCTTGATCGGATCAGTGAAGGTAATCACGTCGGAGTTGAGCATGCTTCCAGATACATGCCCACGCCAGATGACCGTGGAGCCGTCTTTGATGACAACCTCGTTGGGGGTGGAGCTTGCGTTCTTGATCTGGATGGACGTCAGGTAACGACGCAGGCCGGCTCCAGCAGCAGCTGCCAGTACGACGTCAGTGTTGTTGGTGATCCCGTTGGCGCCTGCAACGTAAGACCACTCCAGTTCAGGGATCTGGTTCAGGCGAACGATCTGCACGCCCTGAACGGTGGTGATCATGTCAGCGACGTCACCGCTGGCAACTGATGTGTAGGCAGATGTGACGCCACGACCAGCGATACGCAGTGGGTTGCCTGCAGCTGCAACAGTTGCGTCATGCGCCCGGTCGCCCTGAATGTTCAGGGAAGCCGTGCCAGTAGCGGTGCTGCCGGTGAACACGGTGGCGATGGCCTGGCCACCAGATGCTTGGCCGCGGCCTGCCGTGATCTCTGCCGTGATCTCGG